CAGCGAGCAACACAGCGAACGATCGATCAATGCGCGGCGCGCTCTCATTCCGTACGCCAACAGGCGACCGGGCCTGGTTTAATCCGGCCGCGTTCAGCCGTGCAATTACAGCCGTCAAAGCATCGTCGAAGGTTAGAGCCATCTGCGACGGGGCCCACTGCTAAGGTGAATAGATGCCGTAGCTGGTACGCTTCCGCCGTCGATTGTGTTGTCTTCGCCTATGTCGATTTTTGAGCGCAAGCCGGCATACTCTTTGGAATAGGTTTCGGCGTATCTTTCGGATAGCTCGCTGTATCTGTCGCCAGCGTCAAAAAGTGTGCTGTAGTCGCGAAAAATAAGCTCAAAGCAACGCGCAAAAACTACAGGACGAAGCGCGGACGGTGTGCGAAACCGCCAAAACGGTACGGCATCTGAATACATTTGACCGGTAATGTCCGTCCATGCGGTGTCTATGTAGTCCTGTAGATTGGCCTTTGCTGTTGAGACCAAGCTGACCACATCTGAATGACGCGCGATGAGGTCGGTCTGTCCCACGGGGCAATAGAGCCTCGCTGCGCATAAAACCGCATCATTATAGAAAGTGTATATTTTTCCACCGATCGTCACGTCAAATTGCAGCAACCAATTGCGCTCGAGTGTCTTACCGTCTGTGTCACCTGCAGCGATGGCGCCGGAGATGGATCCGCCGTCTACCGTACAGCTCACAGCGTCTTTAATCTTGGTTCCTTGCGGGTCGTACAGTGTGAACGTGGCCGCGCTTATAGAAGCGGCAGAACCGGAGCGCTCGATCGATACGTACGCCTCTTGGGCTTTGTTTCGTTCGATCATTGTAGGCCCAAAAAATCGAGCGTTCCACAGTATGTCAGGCACGACGGCCCCCTATCGTTTTTTGTCTTGGTTCTGGTCGTGCTTTATCGCTGCCTGCTGTGCTTTCTTTTTGGCGTAGTTGTGATCGGCGCCGTGGTTGACCATCTGGCGAACCATTCGATCCATCGCCTCGCGTGACCCTTTGTTTTCCCCGCTCATTTTTTAGCCTTCTTGGCTGGTGCCTTCTTGGCTGGCTTGGGCGTTGCATCCTTTACAGCAGCGGCAGCGGCCGCAATATTGTCCGCCGCATCGCTCAGCCATTCCGCGCGGTTGGTCGGGTCGGTCTTTGCTTTGCGTACAGCGTAAGCGGCTACCGTTAGGGCCTGGTCTGCTGTCGTGATCGCTTCTTTCGTGGCTTTCATGGTCTACCCTTCGATGATATTGGCGCTCTTTCTGCGCTTAGGTGTTGCGCCTTTGGCGGCTGTTTTTGTGCTCTGCATTGCGTCCCATGCTGCCTGCATTGCTTCGAGCCTTTCTATCTGTGCATTGTACTGCTTTTCGATGTGCGGCTGTGTTGCGCTCTTCTGTAGCAGGTTGTTCGCTTGTTCTTCTTCGCGTCTCATCAACCATTGAAACACTTCGGGCATTAAAGGCGGAACGATTCCCGCGTCTTTTAGATGCTTTCGAAACAACGCAAAATCTTCCTGAGACTCGCGGACGTTCCAAATGATTTCGCCAGTTGTTAGAACTGTTGCCTTTGCGCAGAAATCAACGTACCAGCGACCGCCCGTATCAGTGTCGTAAAACTGTACGTAGTCCATGTATGGACCCAGCCGGGTATCCTTGGGGTCTATGTATGTACCGCCCTTGGTTTGTGCGCTGGCAATGGGTCGCGACAAGTTCCCCCGACTATCGACACCATTGGCGCCTGGCTTCGCAACCAATCGACGCATGACAGGCAAAAAACCATGATCGTTATCAAACTCCCAAGACTTGGGATAGACGACATACACAAAGCGCGCTTGTGGTCTGCGGCGATGGGTCGGAAGACCGGACCGCGTTTCTATGGTTTGAACGTCCCGCTTGGGCTGTGTCAGTTGGATCGATTGGCTCATAGTTTCCCCTTATGAAAAAGAAGGGGACGCCGTGACAGGACACGACGCCCCCAGAAGTGTGACCTATACGTCGGTCTTGATTTGCACGCCGAGCGCGTCTTGTGCTTCGCTTACTGCGACAAACATACTTGCAATGGCAGAAGTCAAGCCGTTGTCAGCATCGCGAGATTGCTCCACCATCAATTCGCCCGCATCGAGAATGATGTTTGACGCTGGAACGTGTGCACCAGACAGAGCCCGTACAGGCGCCATCGTGTAGGCGAACGCATCCTTAGCGAACATAGCCGCCGAGAAATGCGCAGAGCTATCCACAAGGTTGATGCTATCAGTCTGCCAGATATCGATCCCGCTCCAATTTCCTTGGTAGCCCGGCCCCTTCGCCTCAAGAATTGAAGCAGAAACGTACTCAAGCGCTCCAGACTCACCGCGCACCGATGTGCGAAATTGGTTCATTTGCTTAGGCGAAATCACCAGCGAAAACGGAGCTTCAGGAGAAGACGCCGCACCGGCCAGGTTTAGAGTAAACATAGCGGTATAGACGTTGTCGACAATCAGAGTAGCACCGGAATCTTGAGACTGGCTCAAGCTGCCAAACAGGCTGCAAAGCAGATCGGTCATAGTCAGGCCAACACCATCAGCGAGAGTCTGCACAAGAGCAGCCGCGTCAATAGGTCCACCAGTCACGCCGAACAGATCCGACATTTGATACTTGCGGAGATAGCGTGCAATCTGCAGGTCAAACTTGCCGGATCCGTATGCGCTGTTTGATGCTCCGCCTGATGTTTCAGAGGATGCAGCAGCGAAGGCACCAGGAGCACCGTCAAGCGCTACGCTCATAGTGTCCGATCCAATTTGCTGCCAAGGAACCTCTGTCATCACAGCGCGCAGATCGGTAGGGTCGTGGATCTTTTCAAAGAGAAGAGCAGAAAGGACGGACGCAACGCGACCACCAGCGGACGATAAACCTGTGAAGGTGACTTCATTAGCCATGATAGAACCTCAAAAATGTTTGAATGATTAGATTGAGCGTTCACCAAATGACGGATCGGCGGACCGGGTGCTCTGTTTTGATTGTGCTTTGTGCGAGAGAATCCCGCAACCCTACTTGATTAGCCCCTCAGCGCGTAGTGTGGCAAGGATAGAATCTTTGTGACCACCCAAAGCGCCCGAGTTCTTACCGCGTATTGATTCGATCTCATCCCCTGAGAATTGCCGGCCCGTGTGCGCTGCTGGTGTAGCGGCGCCGCTGTTCGGGTTGGCGTCTAATGCCTGGCGCACAGCAGCTAACAAAGCATCTGCGCCCTGTGTCTGTGGCGCTGGCTCTGGTTCTGTTTGCGCTGGCGTTGCTGGCTGCATGCGCTCGAAGTGTACCGAATACAGCGGGTCATCTTTTGATGCTGTTAGCCAGTCTTCAAAGGTGGGTCGCTGGTCTGGCTGCAGCTCTGCTACGCTGTCTGAATACTCGCGACGAAAGAAACGCCGCACGCTCTGAGCTTGAAAGCCCAAGCCGATCAAGTGCATGTCTTGCCCGTGCTGGCTTTGGATTTGCCCAAGCCCGGTCTTCGCTTTCTCGTATTCGCCTTGTAGCTGTGTGATCTGTTGCTCGAGCTGTTGCGCGCGTGTCTCTGCAGCGCGGCGCCTGTCTGACTCTTCCCGCAATCGAAACGATGGAACCTGTGCAGGTTCTGCCGCTCCGTTGCTGTGATGCTTACGGGCCCCGTTCTGTACTGGTGGCGCTTCTGTGGTTGCTTCGTCGCTCATCTATTCCCCTTCCGGCTGTTGAACGCCCACCGTTGGCGTGTTGAGTATTTGGTTGAACCGCTCGACACGAATCAGCCGTTCGATCGCCTCTTCGTCGCTTTCGATCTCTGGATGTAGTGCGCGCAATGCGTCTACCTTTGAAATTAGCCCCATTTCCAATTCTGCCTTGACCATATCCGCGCGGGCTTTGCGTTCTGTGTCGCTCTCTTTTGCCCCTCGGTATTCAATCGAGTAGTCAGCCGGCTCGACTGGTAGCGCCTGGCCTCCGTAAGCATTTGCCAGCTTTGCAGCAGTAGCCAACAGCAGACGATCGGACGCCAGAAAGGACGGCTCTCGAGCTTTCATCATGCGGCGCATACCCTCACGAGCAACAACGATCGCGTACCCGCTTTGGCCTTGCGTGGTCTGTAGGTCGCTTGGGTTCAGGCCAGAGTAGATCGCCAAACCATGACTATAGATCTTGAGACTTTCAGCCGCCGATCTCGGCTCGAGCGAAGGTTGCAAGGCGCCTATCGAACCAGTACCGGGACCGGCCGATCTAAACTTGAGGATCGATTTACGATCAATGGGTACAACGTCAACAGACACGCCACCGATCGATCTGGTGATCCCTGCCTGGGTGTCAACGTCGAGCGCGTACCGTTGAGGGTGTGCGCAGCTTTGGTAACCGTCGCACCAGTGAGACCACAGCGCAGCAAGGCGCAGAGAACCACGCACAAGCTCTGTGCCGTCTCTGTACGACCACAGGCCAGCGCCTACCTGTTTGTGGTAAATAATGTACGGCAACACTGGCGCGCCCTCGTACATGTACGGATAGGAGCCAACCAGATCCGGCGCATACTCGGCCGTCGCATCGTATCGCGTGCCCTTGTTATTGATGGCGTCGATACGGAAGATTGGCGCGGCTGGATCGCTGATATCGTAAAC